CGGGAACCTGTCCGGAGCACTCCCCAAAGGCGACGCGAACGGCCTCGGCCCGATCGTCCGCACCCTCATCGACGAACCACACCGCTACCACGTCGTCATGGCCATCGTGGACTGCAAACGCGTCACCACCGACAACGACACAGGGGAGGTCATCCCAACCGCCAGGATCCGCCGCATCGAAGTCGTCTGCCCTGACGATCTCGCGGTCGGCCAGCGGCTCATGCGGCACGCCCTGGAGCAGCGCACCGGCCGTGTCGTGCTGCCCATGGACATGGAGGACGAGATAGCGCTGGCGTTCGGCCGGATCGACCCCAGGACTGGCGAGAAACGCGGCGACGACATCCCCTAGACGCGGGTGTGGCTCGGTCCTTGTCGGGAGCCTGAGCCCCCGCGACGCGGCCCAGCCCTGGAACAGAGGCCAGGGCTGGGCCGCACAGACCTATCCGGCGACGGCAGGAGAGACGGTGAAAGTGGGGTACAAGCTCTACCGCGAGATCCGCGACTTCGCGCCCGCCAACTGGACCTCAGGAGAGCGGATCGTCGCGCTCATGATCGCGGACTCCGCTGGCGAGGACTCGCGCCGCTCCATCATCACCAGCGACCTCCTGCAAGCCCGCACAGGCCTCAAGCCGTCCGGCATACACAGCGCGCTGCAAAGGCTGGCGGAACGCGGATATGAGTTCAGGATCTGCCACGGATACGGCAAAGACGGCCGCCCGGTGTACGCGGTAAAAGGGCATCAGCCGGATTACCTGGTGCCAATGATCGCTGAAATAAGGGTCGCTCAGATGGGCATTGATGAGCCGTCCGCAGCGGCCGATTTAGCCTGTGGATAACTAGGCCGTAGGTGAGGCTGTGGCTTCACCTAAGCAGATGACTAGGTGAGGCTGTGGCCTCACCTAAGGACGGTAAGGCGGGGCTGTGGCCTCGGCTAAGACACGCTAGGCGAGGCTGTGGCCTCACCTTGATGGGGGGGGTAGGGGGGGGTAACTGTGGTAACTACCTCAGCAGTCAACAGCACCTCAGAAGTCAAAACCATCTCAACTGAAGATCAACTGTCAGCACACCTACAGGTGGAAGCGCGCGAGCGCGAGGCCAAATCAAAAGAATGGGAATTGGCGAAATGAGTCAATGGCCAGAAACCACAGTACGGCCCTGCGGCACTGAAGCGGCCTACCGCCGCCACAAGCGCCGAGGCGAAATACCATGCCTCGACTGCTGCCACGCCCACAGCACCGCACGCACAGCCACCAGGCAGCGCGCCAGGCAGCGCGCATATGCCGACCCACTCGGCGAGGTAATCCACGTCCTCGCAACCGCCATGGGCTACCCGCGACGGAGAATCACACCATGAGCACGAACTACTACCTGCGCCCCCACGGCGCCTGCCCAGCCCAGTGCTCAAACTGGATCCACCTCGGCAGCAGCAGCCTCGGATGGGCGTTCACCTTCCGCGCCTACCCAAAACGGGCCGCCTGGGACGACGACCCAGCCAGCCCGATTCTCGTGGTCACCGACTATGCGTCCTGGCTCGCACAGCTCAAACTCGGCGAGATCTACGACGAGTACGGCAAGCCCGTCACCGCAGACGACCTGGTCGCGCTCATCGTCCACAAACGCGGCGGACGGAAGGATCTCAGCCGCAGCGACTACCTCGACGACGGCGGCAACCACTTCGTGCCCGAAGAGTTCTCATGAGCACGCTCACCGCCGCCATCGTGACCATCGTCATGGCCGTCCTCGGCGCCACAGCCGCCGTGCTCACCTTCATCGCAGCCATCTACGCCAAAGCCGCACGCGACGCCTACAGGGACATCCGGCAGCCGAAAGGACGGGCACTGACGCCCGGCTGGGCTACGTTCCTCACAGACCAGCAGGCAGCCGAGTTCAGGGAACGATTCAAGGCACAGAACGCGGCCGGCCAGATTGCCAGGCTGCGCGAGGCGTACGGCCAGGGCCGCGACGATGAAGCCGCCGATCACCCCGTCCGCTGCGTGGCGTGCGGGCGGCTCGCTGGCATGCCAACCGACCCGTGCCCAGTGTGCCCGTGACATGCCGCTCCCACGACCCTGCCTCGACTGCGGCGCGGTCATACCCAGCGGGTCACGCTGCCCAGCCGACCAGGCCGCATGGGACCGCAAGCACCCACGCCCGTCGTCCAGCAGCCGCGGTTACGACGGCGAATACCAGCGCAACCGCGCCATCATCGTCGCCCAGGCGCTCGCACAAGGCCTGCCCTGCGTCATCTGCCACAAGCCCTGCAAGCGCGGCCAGAAGATCACCGCAGAGCACCTCGTGGCACTCAGGAACGGCGGCACCAGCGCCCTGTCAAACCTCGGCCCAGCCCACGCCCGGTGCAACTACGGATGGAACCGCAGATCAAAGGCATGATGCTGTATACGGGTTTCTTTAGCGATCATGCTCCCCACGACCCGAGCCCTCAGTCCCCGAACAAAATCGTGAATCGTTTCTAGATTTGACCGAGATCACCAGCTACGCAGCGTGAGGAGGGCCGATGGGAGGGCCTGGTAGCGGCCGTAAGCCACAGCAGGGCAATGGGACGGTGGCCGTCCCTGCGGCTGGCTCCGTGGTGGTGACCATCCCCCGGCGCCCGACCGGCCTGGCCGACCGCGGGCGGCGGGAGTGGCCGAAGATCTGGACGGCTGGCGCGCGGTGGCTGAGCCCCGACCAGGACTACCCGTGGGTCGAGCAGGTGTGCCGGGCGTGGGACGACATGGCCCGCTACCGGCGCCGGATCCGCCTGGACGGCGAGGTGCAGCGGGGCAGCCAGGGGCAGCCGGTGGCGCATCCGCTGATCGCGGAGGTGAAGCACTGCGAGGACACGATCCGCAAGGCCCTCTCGGAGATCGGTTTCAGCCCGGCGGCGCGGCTGCGGCTGGGCCTGGCGCAGGCGCGGACCGCATCGAAGCTCGACGAGCTGGCCGCCAAGCGGGCTGAGCGGGCCGCCCAGCCGCCGCCCGCGGTGCCCGCGCCCGTGGTCGTGGCGGGCGAAGTGATCCCGGCGGACGGCGAGTGGTAGCGGGCCCGCTGATCCTGACGCCGGTCCCGGCCGCGGACGTGGCGCGCGGGGACGGCGGCCAGGTGTCGGAGTTCGTCGAGGGCATGTGCCGGGTGACGAAGGACTCGATCGGCGGCCGGGCGGGTGACCTGGTGGAGCTGCGCCGCTGGCAGCGGCGCTCGACGGGGCTGATCTACGCCCGGCGGGCGGATGGCCGGAGGCGGCACCGGACGGCCGTGCTGGGCCTGCCGCGCAAGAACGGGAAGTCGACGAAGGGATCGGGGTATGCGCTGCACGGCCTGGTGCTCGGCGGGGAGGGTGCGGAGGTGTACTCGTGCGCCGCGGACAAGGACCAGGCGCGGATCGTGTTCGGGACCGCGCGGCGGATGGTGGAGATGGACCCGGAGCTGTCGGCGGTGATCCGCTGCTACCGCGACGCCCTGGAGCACCCGGCCAGCGGCAGCGTCTACCGCTGTCTCTCCAGCGAGGCGTTCACGAAGGAAGGGCTCAACCCGACGACGGTGGTCTATGACGAGCCGCACGCCGCGCCGGACCGGGAGCTGTACGACGTGATGTCGCTGGCGATGGGCGCGCGGAGCGACCCGCTGATGATCCTGATCTCGACGGCCGGGGTGAAAGCCGACCGCTCGGGCGGCGACTCGATGTTCTACGGCCTGTGGCAGTACGGCCGGCAGGTGGCCTCTGGTGAGATCGATGACCCGTCGTTCTTCATGATCTGGTGGGGCGCGCCGGAGGGCGCTGACCACCGTGACCCGGCGGTGTGGCGGGCGGCGAACCCGGGCTATGACGACATCGTGAACGGGGAGGACTTCGCGTCGGCGGTGCTGCGGACGCCGGAGAACGAGTTCCGGACGAAGCGGCTGAACCAGTGGGTGAGCTCGGCGCAGGCGTGGCTTCCGGCCGGGTCGTGGGATGACCGGGCCGACCCCGGCCGCGTCATCCCGGCCCGGGCGCGGGTGGTCCTGGGCTTCGACGGCAGCAAGACGGGTGACAACACCGGCATCGTCGTCGCGACCGCCGAGGAACGCCCGCACGTGGACGTGGCCGGCCTGTGGGAGCGCCCGCAGGACGCTGTGGAGTGGTCGGTGCCGCGGGCTGAGGTGAAGGATGCGCTGCGGGCCTGCTGCAAGCGGTGGGACGTGCTGGAGATCGCGTGGGACCCGTACCTGTGGCTGGACGCGGCGGAGGAGCTGGTCGATGAGGGCCTGCCGGTGGTCGAGTTCCCGCAGTCGCAGTCGCGGATGGCCCCGGCGACCCAGCGCTTCTACGAGCTGGTGACGACGGGCGGCCTGACGCACTCCGGTGATCCGCGGCTGGCCAGGCATGTGGCGAACACGGTGCTGAAGTCGGATTCGCGGGGCAGCCGGATCGTGAAGGAGTCGCCGCACAGCCCGCGGAAGATTGACCTGGCGGTGGGTGCGGTGATGGCGGTGGACCGGGCGGCGTTCTGGGCCGGGCAGAAGGACATCGACGTGCTGGAAACCATATGGTGATCTGCTACAACGCGCAGCGCTGTGGCACGATGATGCCTGTAGGTTCCCTCTAAACCCGGAGGCCGTGTGAGCGCGTTCCGCAAGTCCTTCGCGTCAGCCGCGGATACGGCTGGGCAGGCGGTCCTGTGGGGCTGGAAGATCGGCCCGGCGCTGGCGGGGATGGCCGCCGTGTCGGTGGGTATCGGCGGGATCGTGCAGGTGTTCGCTGGTAAGGGCGGGCTGTTCACGGGCCTGCTGGTGGGCGGCTTGTTCGCCATCGCGATCGACCTGAAGGGCTAGCTCCGGTGCCGCTGCGAGTTGCACGGGTTGCACGAGCACACCAGGTTGGCGCGGTCGTTGTTCGACGGGTCGAAGTCGAGGTGGTCAACGATCAGTGCGCCCTCGGCTCCGACGCCGCGCGCCCCGTCTCCGAGCACCCATCGCACGGTCGCCGGGCACCAGTTGCATGTGTGTGGCCCAGGGCCGATCGCGTCGAAGAGCACCATGCGGTGCACGTAGACGATGCCCCGGCTGTCGGCCAGCGGGTGATCAGGCTTGCCAAGCGAGACGTACCCGTCGTAGCGGATGGTGCCCGTGCCACGGACCCGGCGCACGCGCACCGTTGGGTCGCCGTGTGTCCGCAGGGCCCGCGAGTGGGACGTGCACAGTCCCCAGCGCCGCGCACGCTCCGGGCATCCCTCGACCTCGCACGGGCCGCTCGGCCGCTTTGGCCGCACTGCCAGCGGGTCGCCGTGATTCATGAAGCTGCGGTAGTGCGACTTGCACCAGCCGCGAGCGTCCACAACCTTCCCGCATCCGTCGATCGCGCATGTCTTTGGCATACGCCCCATTGTACGGAATGGAGGTGATGCCCAATGCCCGGTGTGCTGGCCCGTAGAGACAACGCGCGGCCCGTACTGGAGGGGCGCGTAGTCGGTAACCCGGCTCGCGAGTCAAGGTTCCTGACTTTTATCAGCCCCCCAGTCGGGGCTTACTTACACGCAGGCGCTGGCCGACTGGTCGAGCAGCGACCCCGAAGGGGCGATGCGCCAGGCGACGGTCTGGGCGTGCGTCAACAGGATCGCCCTGTCCATGTCGGTGATGCGGCCCCTGCCGTACACGGGGCCGGTCGTCGGCTTCGGCCAGGCGGTGCGGCAGCTGCCGTCCGGGATGCTCGTCCAGCCGTCCTCGGACGCGGGGATGACCGCGTGGACGTACGCGGTGTGGCTGTCGCTGATGCTCCGCGGCAACGTCTACGGCATCATCGCGGCCCGTGACCCGTTCGGGCTGCCCACCCAGATCGAGTTGCAGCACCCGGACCAGATGAAGGTGACCCGCAACACCTCCGGCGTGTATGAGTACCGGCTGCGGAACGTGCTGATCGACCCGGCGACGGTGTGGCACAAGGCGATCTTCCGGATGCCGGGCAGCCGGGTGGGCATGTCGCCGATCCAGTACGCGGCCCGGACGACGCGGACGGTGCAGTCGGCGGAGGAGTTCGGGCTGGGCTGGTTCGAGGGCGGCGGCCACCCGTCGGGGGTTTTGACGAACAAGGACGCGAAGGAGATCAAGCAGGAGCAGGCGCAGTCG